AATACAGAAAAGTAATATATCATACATAAAGCATCTACTTCGATCTTGGAAGTGGGCATTTATTTTGTTAGTACATGGCTTGTTCCCATTTATTTGGGAAACGAGAGCGAGTGATGAGATTTGTAAAGACAAGAATAAACAAAGTAGACAATACTTGCTAAAGAATCAATACGGGATAGAAGAAAATGGTTGACCTAGAAAGTAGATTGAGTAAAATAGAGACTGAAGTTGCTGGCATGCGAGAGAAAGTTTCTTTCTTCTCAATCATCTATGATAAGTTTGATAGGACTCTTGATAAGTTAGATGAGCGGCAGCTAGAAGATAGAAAAGAAATTAATGAGACTATGATAAAGTTGCAGGACAATATTATGGAAGAAATTAAAGCTCTCAGAAGTGATATGGCAAAGCAGCATAACCTTGAAAGGGAAAAAATAGAAGACTTGAACAAATGGCGTTGGATCGTAGTGGGGGCAGCAGGATTGGTTGCTTGGATTGTTTCGACATTTACCAAAAGTATGTTGGGTCGATAACAACTAATGTTTATTCCAGGTTTGCCAAACAGAACTTTTATAAGACGTTTGAGGGGTAAGAATGTGGTTGAATCTGTTAATAGCATTAGGAACGAGATGCCACTAGTGAGGCAGGACACTGCCCTAACTTCTGTAAGCTTAATATCAAATAATTCAAGGATACAACCTACGCCTGATAGTAGTTTACTTTCTACTAGTCCACAAGAAATACAAAGACAGCTTGAGTCTTGGGAAAAAGCAAGAGAACGGATCAGTATAGTTGTATGAAGTTTAAGCAATTCCTAGAAAACTTTATTGATGGCAAGAACCCTCAGGACAAGGGTGACATGGCTCGCCACGGCCTAAAGGGCAAATCAATTGCCCAACTAAAGAAAGTTAGATCATCAGATACCGCATCCCCACGCCAAAAACAACTTGCTCATTGGTTCATTAACATGAGGAGCAAAAAAAGTAGTTGACCTTTTAGAGCGCTATATGTATAATCGGCGATGTCGTCGCTCTGATAGGGTATTAGGATGTTGTGGATTGATATCAAGTATTGCAATCTTGCCTCTAGCAAGTTCCCCCGCTATAAGGTAAAGAAGCAAAAGCCATTTCAGGCTAACTTTCGCTGTGTCTACTGTGGCGACTCAAAGACTAATAAATATAAAGCTAGAGGTTATCTCTTAGAATATAAGGGATCTTTAGTATATCATTGTCATAACTGTGATATGTCAACGAGCTTCGACAATGCTCTAAAATTTGTCGACCCGTCTACGCATAAAGAATATGTTCTCGAGAAATATAAGGAGAGGGCTACGCAAGCCGTTACCTCCGTAGTTTCTGACAATGTGTTCCAACCTGATATGTCAAAGTTTGCTAAAAGGAGATACGAAAAGTTTGAACCATTAAAAGAACTAAAGAAAGTATCTCAGCTACAGCCTGACCATATTGCAAAGAAGTATGTTGTTAGTAGGGCAATCCCCTCTGACAAACACTATCTACTTTACTACTGCCCAAAGTTCAAGGAGTTTACAAATAAGTTAATTCCTGGTAAGTTTGAGAACGTTGACAATGATAGTGGTAGGTTGCTGATTCCATTAATTGACCGAGAGGGAACAATATTTGGATATCAGGGCAGGGCTCTAAATAATGATAAGATTAGGTACATTACAATTGTTCTTGATGATACTAAACCAAGATTGTTTGGCATTGATAGAATAGATACTAAGCAAGACATTGTTGTTGTAGAGGGTCCTATTGATTCCCTATTCCTGCCAAATGCTATTGCTATGGCTGGAGGAGACAATGGTGATGTTGAGAAGCTTGAGCTTGATGATAAGTTAATTTTTTGTTTTGATAACGAACCAAGAAACTCTGACACCGTCAAGCGTATGAAAAAGATGATAGATAAAGGATACAGAGTAACTTTCTGGCCAGACAACATCAAAGAAAAAGATATTAATGATATGGTACTAAATGGGTTGAACCAAGAAGAGATTTCCGGTATAGTATACAGACAAGCAAAAAGAGGCATGCAAGCCTCATTAGAATTACAAAGATGGAAGAAATCATTATGAGTGAAGAAAAAGATATGAAAGTGTGGACCACACGAGTAGAATGGGATGAAGAGGTTGGTGAAATGGTTATCCTATTTCCTACAGGCCTTCTAGAAGAGACTGGATGGAAAGAAGGAGATAATTTAGCATGGGTTGTTGACGATAATAAAATATGCATTATCAGCAAACTAAACACACCAGAGGGCTAAGATGAAATATCTCGACATCAATATTGACCTTTCAAGAGACGAGCTTTTTGATGACCATGGTATGAAGAGAATGAAGGAATCTTATATGAAAGATTCCGAGCAATCTCCCCAGCATCGTTTTGCATTTGTCTCTTCTCAGTTTGCAAGCGACAGCAAGCACGCTCAGCGTCTATATGATTATGCATCTAAGCATTGGCTATCTTACTCTACACCTATTCTTTCTTATGGTAGAACTTCTAAGGGTCTACCAATCTCTTGTTTCTTAAACTACATGGATGATTCCTCACAAGGCCTTGTAGACACTTTATCAGAAACCAATTGGCTATCAATGCTTGGTGGCGGTGTTGGTATTGGTCTAGGTATCAGAGCAGCTGACGAAAAGTCAACTGGAATCATGCCGCATCTAAAGATCTATGATGCTTCTTGTCTAGCCTATCGCCAGGGTAGAACACGAAGAGGTTCCTATGCTGCTTATCTTGATATCTCCCATCCAGATGTTATTTCTTTCTTAGAGATGAGAAAGCCAACGGGTGACCAGAACATTCGTTGTTTGAATCTTCACCATGGTATTAACATCTCTGACAAGTTTATGAATCTTGTTGAGAAGAGTATGACTGATCCGTTGGCGGATGATACCTGGGAACTAATTGATCCATTCTCAAATGAGGTTAGAGAGAAGGTATCAGCAAGAGAGTTTTGGCAAAAGATACTTGAGCTGAGAATGATGACTGGTGAGCCATACCTTCACTTTATTGACACATCTAATAGATACCTACCACAGTGGCTAAAGGACAAGGGCCTGACAGTTAAGCAATCAAACCTTTGTTCTGAAATTATTCTACCCACCGACAAGAAAAGAACAGCCGTTTGTTGTCTATCGTCAGTCAATCTTGAGTATTATGATGAATGGAAAAATGAGAAGAGATTTCTTGAGGACATAGCAGAAATGCTCGACAATGTTCTTCAACACTTTATTGACAATGCTCCAAAGCCTGTTGCAAGGGCAATACACTCAGCAACAAGAGAGAGATCAATTGGTGTGGGTGCGTTGGGGTTCCATGCCTATCTACAAAAGAATATGCTTCCTTTTGAAGGTGCTATGGCTAAGTCAGCCAACCTAAGAATGTTTAAGCACATTAGAGAGAAGTTAAATGAAGCAAATAAAAAATTGGGTGCTGAGCGTGGCGAAGCGCCGGATGCGGTGGGGACTGGGTTTCGCTTTAGCCATCTCATGGCCGTCGCTCCTAACGCTTCTAGTTCTATCATTATGGGGAACACATCTCCTTCGATAGAGCCATATAGAGCTAATGGCTTTAGACAAGATACATTGTCTGGTGCTCACTTCTACCGTAACAAATACCTAAACGCATTGCTTCGTTCAAGGGAATTAAGTGAGGATAAGTTGGCAGAGATATGGTCTTCAATTATTGCTAACGATGGTTCTGTACAACATTTGGATATTTTTGGGGAGTATGAAAAAGATGTATTTAAGACTGCAATGGAAATTGATCAGCGATGGATTATTGAGCACGCTGCCGATCGTCAACAATTCATTGACCAGGGTCAGTCAGTTAATTTATTCTTTAGACCAAATGCTAATATCAAGTACATTCATGCTGTACACTTTATGGCATGGAAGCACGAACTAAAGACCCTTTACTACTGTCGCTCTGAGAAGATTGGTAAGGCTGATAAGGTTGCCAAAAAGATTGAGCGTGAAATTATTCAAGAGATTGATATTAAGGCTCTAACAGAAGGCACAGAATGTTTGGCTTGTGAAGGCTGATCATGACTTCATATAAATATATGTAAATCTTTTTAGGAGAAGCAATATGCCATTTTATACACAAAAGCCTTTCAGAGCAGAAATTATTGGAGTGACAGCTGATAATATTAATAATGTGTTTACATGGGTTTCTGCCAGCCCTACCGTCAACGCTCACTCACTGACTAGCACATCATTTGTTATAGTGTGGGGAGGTACTGGTAATGTAACACAAACCGTAGAAGTTGGTGGCTATGTTGTAAAAAGAAATAATGATGCTTTTGCTGCCATGCCAGCTGATGGGAGAGCGTTTCAAAAATGGAATCTCCTAACAGATGCGGAAGCTAACTCTTTACCAACAATTGATATGCAAACAAGAAGTCTTGACGAAGCGTGGACACGCTTTTCTGAGCTAATATTTTAAAAGGGTTTGTTATGGGGTTTGAAATTAGAAACGACTTCATTGGCGTCTTCAATGATGCTTATACACAGAAGCAATGTGATGATTACATTCGCTTCTTCAAGAACGCCGAAAAGGCAGGGCTTGTTGTTAACAGACAACACTCCGAGAATGTTTCGCCATTTTCAAAAGAAGATTTATCAACAACGGCCAACGGAACCCACTTATCACAATTTATGCTTGATAAGTATCCAGAACTCAATGATGTTTATATGCATTCAAATGAGTTTACCAAAGTCTTAATGGACTCTGCTTTGAAAGAATATTGTAGAGCATATCCAGGGCTTGCAGGGTTTCCCGATGCTGAAAAGAAACTGTCAATTCAAGATTCAAAAGTTCAAAAAACTTTACCTGGTCAAGGATACCACGTCTGGCACCATGAGCATGGTACTAGTGGCAGGTCACCCAGAAGATTCCTTGCGTTTTCATTATTTCTAAATAATGTCCTGGATGGTGGTGAGACAGAGTTCTTATATCAGAAAGTTAGATTCAAACCAGTTATGGGCCAACTATTAATTTGGCCTGCTTATTTCACACACGCACATAGAGGCAACCAGCCACTAAGTGGAGAAAAGTACATAGTCACAGGGTGGATAGAAAAATGACAACAAAAGAATTAACCCTTATGGATGAGAGAAGCTATTTTAAACCCTTCAATTATCCTTGGGCCTATGATGCGTGGTTAAAGCATGAGCAAAGCCACTGGCTCCACTCAGAAGTACCTATGGCAGAAGATGTGAAGGACTGGAAGCAAAAACTTAAGGAAAATGAAAAGAGCTTCCTGACACAAATCTTTAGATTCTTCACGCAGGGCGATATTGATGTGGCAGGTGGCTATATTAAAACCTACCTTCCATTCTTCCCCCAACCAGAAATTAGAATGATGCTTGTTGGGTTTGCTGCAAGAGAGGCTCTCCATGTTGCAGCATACTCACATTTGATTGAAACACTTGGTATGTCAGAAGATACATACAATCAGTTCCTTGATTATCAGGCAATGAAGGATAAGCATGACTATCTAACAAAGTTTACAAAGAGTGATAAGAAGAGAATTGCACAGAACATTGCTGCATTCTCTGCCTTCACTGAAGGTATGCAATTGTTTAGCTCGTTTATCATGCTACTAAATTTCCCACGGCATGGCAAGATGAAAGGAATGGGTCAAATCATTACCTGGAGTATTGTTGATGAAACACAGCATGCTGAAGGTATGATTAAATTGTTCAGATCCTATATCGAAGAGAATAGGGAGTTGTGGAACGATGAACTCAAATCTGAAATATATACTATTGCAACTAAGATGGTCGAACTCGAAGATCAATTTATTGATTTGGCGTTCGAGGGGGGCGAGATGGAAAATCTTACTTCGGAAGACGTCAAGAAATATATCCGATACATTGCCGATCGCCGTCTCATATCACTGGGGATGAAGGGAATCTTTAAGGTAAAAAAGAATCCACTTCCTTGGGTTGAAGAGATGATTAATGCTCCTACCCATACTAACTTCTTTGAGAATAGAGCAACAGATTACGCAAAGGGTGCATTAACTGGTTCGTGGAAAGATGTCTGGGCCGCGTAATGTAAGACACGCTTATATCATTTACATATCAAGAGAGGAATCTATTGAATATGCAAATGAATGTGCTCGGTCATGTGAAGAGAACAATATTCCATATACATTATGGAAAGGTGTTGAGCAGGCAGATTCTCATAAGGCTTCTCAAGAAACTGGATTCACATTTAAGATGAAAAATTGCAGTGGTGAAATAGGATGCACTGCAAGCCATCTTAAACTTTGGAGGGTTATTGCAGAGCAGCCACATGCATGCTGTGTGTTTGAACATGATGCTGTTGTCCGCCACGATTTTTTCAATGTAGAAATACCAGACGACAAACTTGTAATGCTTGGTTATAGAGTTGGTAGTAAAGGTGACTATGTTTATCCCGGGGGTGAAACAACATTCATTGATATACCTAAATTTGAAGGCACCCACAGCTATTGCATCACACCAAACATGGCAAAGTTGCTAATTAGTAAAATGAAAGGAGAATATACTTCCAGATTTGGCGGCGTGGATACAACAATAGATGGTATATTATCACTCCAAGACAATATTGGTATTACTAAGTGCATAATGGACCCACCGCCCGTTGTTTGTGTTGTTGGTAATAGAGTTTCAACAATTCAAGGCCTCCCCGCAGATTATAACACTTCACCAAGTCCTGGCTTTATTAAAGGATTGCAGGAAGGTAAACAGTTAAGAGTGAACTGAAGCATAAATAACCTTAAGAGGTTATTATGTGGCTATACAATGATAGAGAGCTGACTGACGAGGATATCCAAGGGTACTATGGATTCATCTATGAGATAGAGAATCTAATCGACGGCAAACTATACCTAGGTCGTAAGTACTTTACCAAAGCTGGTACCAAGCAAGTCAAGGGCAAAAGAAAGAAGACACGCAAGGAGTCCGATTGGAAGGACTACTGTGGGTCATCTCCGCACTTGCTAGAAGACATTGAAAGGCTTGGTAAGGAAAACTTTAAGAGAACAATTGTTAGGCTATGCAAGACGCGTGGTGAAACAAATTATTGGGAAGCTAAGTTGCAGTTTGCCAATGAGGTTCTAGAGTCAGACAAATATTATAACGCCAACATTTTAGTTAAGTTCACAAGAAGGAATATTGGATTATGAAAATAGGATTCACTTGCTCAACATTTGACTTGTTTCATGCCGGCCATGTTATTATGCTGAAGGAGGCAAAGTCACAATGTGATTACCTAATTGTTGGCCTTCAGACAGATCCAACCATTGATAGAAAGGAAAAAAATAAACCAGTACAAAGTATCTTTGAAAGATATGTTCAACTACAGGCTTGCAAGTATGTTGATGAAGTTGTTGTATATGCAACAGAAAAGGATTTGGTAGATATCCTTCTAGCATATCCAATTAATGTTCGTATTCTAGGTAATGAATATGAGCACAGAGAATTTACAGGTCGACCCGAGTGTATCGAAAGGGAAATTAAGTTCTACTTTAACAAACGCAAACATACATTCTCTACCACTGAACTTCGTCAAAGAGTAGTGGATGCAGAGGCAAATAAGCTATTTTTTAACTCTCAAGACTGAGAGCAATGTAACTTATTGATTCTATTAGGAATTTAGTTGTTGACTTAGAACAGCAATATCGGTATAATAGTGTACAAATGGCACGCAATCTAATCCTCTTCACACCCAGAACAGGTAGCATGTATCTATCTGCGCTGCTGAGTCACACTACTAATAGTAGAAACTATATTGAACATTGGATT